GCCCGAACGATTCCGAGGTTTTTAGTCTCGTAAACTTTCGACCAATTGCCAACAGTTTGGAGTTGAGCCCGTGTTGGGTTCGCGTCGGTCACTGCCCACTTTGCACCGATTGGGTGGTAGCAATAGTGAAGGTCAATTGACATGGCATCAGACTTGGCCAGGATGTCCCGGTCAGTTTCAGTCTGAAGTCCGAGCTGTTCGCCTGAACCGATGGCCCCTTCAGTAAAGAAGTAGGTGGCGTATTCAGTAGAAGAACCACTGCCGTTGGTGTTCACATCATCGGAAACAATCACGCGCAGACCCATGAAGGTCGGAACGGTAGGGCTTCCAAAGGCTCCAGCAATTGAACCGCCGGAAGCAGTAGCACTGCCGCCGTTGGAGTCAGTCGCTAAGACGTAATCAACAGCGCGACGCTCCACAAGGTCGTAATAAACCTTGCTGTGCATACAAATGGCTGTCAACTTTTCGCCTTGATCACCAAGCAGAGCCTTAGCTTCTGCAACGTGGCGAGGGCTCAAAGCTGTTGGCGTGTCTCCTGATTCACCGTCAATAGTGAGAGGGAAGAACGCAGCGGATGAGCTGGTCGTGTGAACAGTGCCGAAAACACCAGCCAAGCAGGAAAGGAGATCCTTCTGGCGTTGGTTGGCAATGTAATCAGCAATTTTGGCACCGATAGCGGCCATTGGATCAGAACCAGCAGCAAGAGCTGCAAGGTCACGAGATTCAAAAGCGCGACCACGATGCAGAACCACGCCAACTTGCTTGTCGGCTGTGATCTTGCCTGGAGTCAGTGAAGAACTGTCGGACAGAACTTCAAAGTCACCGCTCAGGTTTGCGGCGTAAAAAGGTACGTTGATAAAATCACCACCACCTTCTGCTGCATTTAGCTCCGCCATTGGCTGAACCACACCGCTAGCCAAGAAGGCATCACGCTGAGTTGTTTGCTCAATGACGTAAGGCGTAAATACCTCAGGGATGATGATGTCACTCCTTAGAGTTGCCATCTGTCAAAAAAGAGAATGTTTACGGTGTGGGCACAGCCCAACGGCTCAGCACAGCCTTGCCATTAGCTCACATGTTAACGGTTAGCCGCTGTTTTCAACCTTTCATACAAATCACGATCGGTTTTGAACAAACGTGATTGCTCTGTCAAGTTGAAAGATTCAGCCGTAAATGGATTCTTGACTCCAATAACTGAGTCCCCAGAAGTGCGGCCAGCAGGTGCGCCACTGCCTTGAGGCTTGGGCTGCTTTTGCATCCATGCAGGCAAAGTCTTAGCCCATTCGCTAACAGGTGTGCGCTGATAACCGTCAACGACAACAACTGTGCCGTCAGAATCACGCTCAATTTGATCACTGGTGAGCTTGGTTTTTAAGATCAGATCAGGATCATGAACAACGTCAGCAAGGGCGCTAATCGCAGGCGTGATTAGTTCAAGCTCTCTCACACGAGCTTCTAACTCTGAGATGCGCTTGTCTTTTTCCGCCGACGCCTCACGGAACTGCTGCTCCAAAGCTTGGCGAGCTTCCCCGTATTTGCCTTGTTGCTCCAGATCTGCTTGAACCGCCTTTTGCTTGAAGTCCAATAACTCTTGAACATCAACGCCCTCGGGAATGGCTTTGGCTTGAGCTTTTGCTTTTTTGTACTCATCAATCAATTCAGCGTTTTTACGCCGCATCGCTTCGAGTTCTGCTTGTAGTTTGCTGGTGTCAACAGATTGCTCCACAGGAGCAGTTTGTTCTTCAGACATGAATTAGCCACAGGCTAAATTGCATCACCACTTTACTTTGTCTGCCCAATATGCGGCAGATGTTTTTCCCTTCGCGATGTTCTTTGCGTGGCGGGCCTTGAAGGATGCACGTTTTGCTTTATCGGCTGCTGATTCGTTTTTGCTTGGTGGCTTGGTTTTAGCGCCTTGCATCCCGAAACGTATAAGCTTCGGGCTACCTTTAACGTTGACAACAACAGCGTGTGACTTGCCGCTCGAATGGCTTGGCGTGCGGATTGGCTTGTCATAGCCCTCGAACGTGTGGCCACCGCGCTTGATTGTCACTTCCCTTTAGGCGCTGCTTTTAATTGTGAGCGACGCTTGAGAACAGGGTTACCGGTGCTCTCTGATTTGACCCGAACAACCGGATCTTTGTCAGTTCCAACTCTGGTGATGGTGCCGCCAGACGGTCCTTTGACTGAGGCACGCTTGCCACCGCTGCCGGTGACAACGCCAAAGGTTCGTTTGCCTTGATAAACCCAACTAACGCGAGAACCTTTTTTCACTTTTTCTTGCCTCCTTTTTTCTTGCCCATGGGCTTCTGAGGTTTTTTGGGGCCGTAGTTTTTACCTGGCATCAACCTTCCTCTTTTGCTTGCTTTTTGTCAGCCTTAGCTTTAGCCGCAGGCTTCTTAGGTGGGCAGGACGCTGGTGCAGCCTCCTCTTGAACCGTGAGCTTGAATTTACTGTGCAGTTTTGACATCGGGATAACGACGGCGTAACTGAGCCAAGGTTAGCTCTGACCCGTCTTGAGAGACGAACTTCCTGATCGCCTTAGTTGGGCCAACCTTTTTAACAAGGCTTTCAAAGTAAGGAACCTTTGACGCACCCAGCACGTCATCCTTTACAGCCTTGGATTGGTTCTCAAGCCATTGACCGTAAGTTTGATCTGATGGCACCAACCCATTGCGACTGCTGCGCTTGCTTGGCGGTGGCGGATCAAAACCCAGACCCTTGTAATCAACAACGGGAACCGTGGTCGATCTGCAATTGAAATGCAATGGCGGCACCGGGCCTTTGCCGTAGACAAACTCTTGACCGTCCAGTGATCTACAGATGGGCGAAGTTCTGCTGTCCAACGTGGCCACATACCTGTATTTTTTGGTCACATCTTGATTGGCCTCATAAACCTGCTGGCTTGAGGCGTTTGCTACCTGATTGATGCTGGTTCGCATCAAAGCCATCACCTGATGATTTGCCACGGCTGTGACTTCACCACCAGCTTGAGCCATCTGACGCAAACTCATAGCTGGCTGACCAAACTGCAGGCGACCTTTTAAACGACGCGCCAACTTATCCGTTGATTCACCCGTTAACAATCCATTTCTGACCGTCATGCTGAACAGGTCAGCTTGAGATTCTGCCAAGCCTCTAAACGATTTTTCGATTACCTTGCCATTTGGCAACGTAATAACTGAACCTTGCGCCGCCGTCAAACGAAACGCTTGAGGAGCCCCCGCAACCGCTGCTTGAAGGTCGTCACTTAACGTAACAACATTCAAAGCAGTCGGGTCAATAGTTGCCACCGCTTGAGCAAACTGCGGACTGATCTGCACGCTTCTAATCTGATTCGCTAGCTCAACAGGCAATGCCTTGGCCAGCTCACTCGTGACAAATTTGCTTTGCAATACGGCGAGACCTTGCAGCTCTTCAACCGCAAGCAACGTGCTGGCCTCTGCCCAGTTATCAAGTGACCCTTTCAGTTGCGCAAGGATCGCCCGAAGCCGTGCAGCTTTGACAGGAGCCGCAAGCTCATCAATCCCACGGAGCTGATCAACAGCATCCAAAATAAGATCGTTATATGTGCGGGCAATTCGCTTCGCCACGCTGTTGCTAAAGCGGTTGAGATCGATTGCATTCCGATACAGCTCCGCTGGTGTTGTCATGGCTCTTCAATTCCTACAGCTTCAGGAGGTTCGCCGCAAATGATTGAAACGTCTGCGCCACCTCTTAAGGCTTCCCCTACAAGCTGACCAAACTCAGGCATAGCATCTTCATCGTCTTCTCTTAACTGCGATTCAACAACACCGATAGGCATTCCTTTTTCATGCCAAGTCACGCGGATGACAGCAAACAGATCACCCTTTAATGGTGTCTGCGCGTAGTAAAGAATCTGCTGCCTTGATTCAGGCTCAGGCTCTGGCTGCTTTCGTGCGGGTCTGTTCCAAAACATCAGCTAGGGATCTCAGGTTGATCTTCAGGCTCAGCTGACTCTTCAGGGATCACAGGGTTAGTCGGTGACGTTGGTTGATCCATCTCAATCAAGCCGCCGACCTGCGTGGCCTCTAGCTCTTCCTCAACGTCAAATTCATCACCAAGAACCTCTCCAGCTTCTAACTGGTTTAGCAACGTGTTTTGCGTGATCGTTCCTGCTGTATAAAGCTGCAACAGTGATTGAATCTCTGTTGGCTCCAAACGTGCAGCTAAGAAATCACGGTTAACAAAACTGCTGCCAGCTTGAGGTTCTTGCAAATAGGCCGCATGGAATCTTAGAGAGTTGTCGATCATGTCCTGCATCTGCTGGGCGATCACCATCATTGTGGAATCGCCTTGGCTGCGGTCAATGCGCTTGGCCTCGGCTGTCTCAGCTGAAAGCTTTTGACCCAGGACTGCGGCAAGCCCTAGCTCGTTGATCTGCGCTGCAATCTGTTCAAGCCGTTGAAACTGTGATCCAAATGCGTGGCTAGGAGGAGAGATGTATTCAGCGCGGCCCTCGGCTGGGAATGCAATCGCTTCCCCAGGTCCGGCGCTTACCTCTTCCGATGATTGCGGGAATCCATAAAAGGCCAACAAAGGAACAGCACTCAGGTGCAGCTGATTGTCGAGATCAGATTGAACCTGATAAGCCTTCAGGTTTAGCTCTGCAATGTCGGCCATTGGTGGCCGCGACTCCATCACGTTGACGCGGTTGGAATAAGCAACAGAAAACGGGATCTCATCAAGACTGGTTGTGCCTTCGTCAATGACGCGGAAATCACCTTTTTGATCTTTCTGATGAATCTCAAATGCGCCTGGAGTTAAGACGCGAACTTGCTCGACTTCTTTCTCGCCGTAGTCACCATCGGGAACAAGAATCTTTTCCATCAGACGAAGTTGAGTCAACTTCTGCTGCCCGTCGGTCAACTCTTGCTTGAACCCAAGAATGTCGCGAGGTGTATAGGTTGCCCAATAAGGCCGACCGTTTGACCCTGCCTGAGGAGCGTCAACAAGAACGCCAACATGTCCATATCTGATGCACTTCCTGGCTGTGTCATAGGTCCAGACGTTTAGATCGTTGCCTTGAAGATCAACGTCAAAAAGCTGCTCTGTGATCAGATCGCTCACGTCTGTCAACCTGACGGGCTTACGGGTCAACATGCCCGCCAGCATCCGTTCGAGCCTGACGTAATACGGGGCCAACGTTGAACGAATTAACCTGTTGTCGTATGACTCATCAAGCTCTCTAGGTTCTTGCGGCAAGTATTTTCGATGCTTCTTCCTAATTCCGTAAGTGCCCTGCAAAAGAGCTTCAATCAGCTCCCAGTGAGGCTCCATGTTTACCCAAGCCGTGTTCGGGTCGTTGACGCGAGTAACGCTGCCAACCCGCTGCCTGCCACCCGAAAAACCTGAATACACGTTAAAACCCCGCCTAATCCCTTGAGTTTAGTAAAGCCTAATGCCAGTGCCTCGACCAGCACGCGCATAAAGAGGATTAAATTCGCGCCACACTAAATAGCCAAGCCCATCATTCATGTGGTCATAACCAGCGTCTTTGTCTGGATCGCCCTTTTCTGTATAACTTTGCAGCTCTAAGCATTCAATCGTTCGCTTGCAGTTGGCCGCGACTTGAAGCCTTACTTCGCCTTTCCCGTTTTCCAACAGAGCTTGAACAGCAGAAACCCTATCGCGAATGGCAGGATTTGATCGTGGCGATTGATTGGTGAAGCCATAGGACTCCAGGATTTGAATATCGGTTTGGCTGGCGTTCGTGCTGCGGTTACCGCCTGATGCGTCAGGGTAGGCATAGATGCGACGGTCGGGAAAACGTCGTCGTATTTCTTGAGCCAGTGCGTCGGTGTCATGGGCACCGCTGACCTCATCGATCAGCAATAGTTGATTGCCAAGACGAACAGCAATTACGGCTGACATGTTTCCAATATTGAAGTCAACGCCTATTCGGAGAGGCTCATCTTCAACATTGGGGATATCTGTGATTACGTGCTTTGCTCGGTCGAAGCGGTCATAAACCTGACCGGTCGTGAGATTGCAGAACTGGCCTTCTAGATAAGCCTGCAACAGGCTTGGGTCGTAGTTGGCTTGCAG